GAGTTGTGGTTATCATTCAATGACAATCTGTGCACAGACTATTTATGTGGCGCAGAGCACGAGGAGCGTGCGCCTTTAGGGGTTGTGCTCGGTTAGGTTAGGTGTATTATTGAGATACCCGGAGAGGTACACAGGAAACGGAAGGAACAAGACAATGATAGAATTCAACACCTGGGACACAACTAATAACATATCTTACATTATCGGCTTGATAATGTTCGAGCAGGTCGAGCTCCTCCATAACCTATATGAGGGGTACGACGTTCACATCGAAAGATGTTCTAATAGCGAATACTGGACTATTGTGTTCGAAGACGAATCTTTAGTTCTTCGCTTTAATATAGATCACAGTTTTTCAATGCGGCTTACATTGTTCGATAAAGCCCTGAAAGAATTGAAGACTAGAATTAAAAGAAAACATTCAACGTCTATAATTCAAAAACAGCTGTTTACACAGATAGTTAAAGAAGCTATTAAATACAGACAGCACATCCGGTTAAGGTGGGGCGATTTTACTGTTACAGTAAAACCACACGGAGACAACCTGTCATGGTTCATTCGCTATAAAAATGATGTGCTTAAATTCGTTTCCACTCCTTGTTCTAATGAAGCAGAGGAAATTCTCGATCAGTTTGCCGCGATTGAGGGACCCATCGATGAAAGCTGAGGTAGAATTTTATTCTAATTTTTCTGATTGCAAGAACCACAAATTGTCGCGCAAACTGAAAGCAACCATCGGCTATTGGATCGACTACTTTTATAACAAATACGAGGATTCTGTAATATTTAGCGTATTTGGTGAAAATATTACTATTAAAGACAAAAACGACAATTACTACACTATTTTCTTTAGGGGGACTAAGTTCGATATCCAGCACTCACACATTTTAGAAATACTTGATTTGTTAGAATCGCTCTTGAAGGAGATGAGTAGTGATGTGGAAGAATCTTAACGGTGAGTGGATTTACATGGATATGGAGATGGGTGCGGACGAATATGAGCGAGAGATGGCTGAGCATCGTGCTGTTCTTTACGCTGGTCGTCGTTGCAGCGATGTTGGTAGGGGCTTGTCTAAGGGCGATGTGGCTTTCGGTGTGGCTGCTGGGTTGATGGCGTCTAGGGCTGTTCCGAGGGTTGGGGGTTGGCTGTTGTGGATTGGCGCGATTTTGTTCGTCCTCATGGTTTTACTGTGAGGTATTATCGCTCTGACTTGTCATATACGTGTCATAACGTTTTACCTTTTAAGACATCTTCTCCAAATCATTTGATTTATAAAGTTATGCGCTCTGCTGATAAGATCAATTTGTGGCTAACTGAAGATGACATTGTTTCTCAATTGGATGTGACGGGCTATAGAAACTATCTACATTATCCAAAGAGTTGTGGCGCATTAGAGGTAATATGTGGCACATTATCACAGCGAGGAGTTTTGGTTGTTTCTAATGACGAATCATCACAACCAGGGTTGTTCTAATGGCTCGAGTAATATATGTGGATTCCGATTATAAGGAGTGGCCCGCAGAGATATACTTAGAACGCGAGACATATCGGTGTTCTATATTCCCAGGTTCCGTTACCGTAGTTGACACAGGGACATATGTTCGCTATATTTATCAGCACTACGATCCTGTAACGGATATATACACAAAAGGAGAACAGACATTTAAATCTAATCGAATTAACATTATCAATATCGCATCAATGTTTATGCCCATCAACTATCTTTTAGTAAAACCATTTTGAAAGGAAAACTACAATGAGTATTCTCTACACCTCTTTCTCTGACGATTTCGACGGCCTGAAGGCTTTCTTCAACGCTCAGTCGAATGCCATGCCTTTTAAGTCTCTCCGGGGTAAGACTATCGAGATTCGCGACGTGGCTATTCTCGAGGAGGATATTGTTGATACGTCTTCTGGGGAGCTTGAGTCTCGCAAGACTGTGATTCTTGTGGATAAGACTGGTCAGGCTTATGGTACGACTTCGGTTACGGTGTCTTCTCAGGTTCAGCGTTTGATTGATGTTCTTGGGGATGTGCGTTCTTGGCCGGAGTCTGTGAAGGTGAAGGTGAATACGGCTAAGTCTGGGAAGGATCGTGAGTACACTACGCTTGAGTTGGCGTAGTCGGATAGAATGATGATGCCCCCTGCCCCTATAGGGGGCAGGGGGTATTATTGTGGTTAAGAGTCATTGGGGTAAACATTACCGGGCGTTTAAGCGTGCGAGTGGGCGTATTCGGAATACGGCGTCTACGATTAACGCGTTTTTGTCTGGTGGGAACCTGGGTTTACCGGACACACTGTCGATGGAGGCAGCGAATACCAAAATCGAATCGGTTAAGACGGTTAAGAATCGTGAGCATCGTAGCGAACTTGATATTGCTCGGGGTCTTTTGCAGGTTGAGCGAGATCGCGCTATTCGTAAGATGCGTAAGATGGCCACATCTCTTGATGGGGCAGATATTAGAGGGACGAAGTATGACCCGCTGGGTAAGTCGGCTGTTGGTAGAGTTACTCTCAAGAATGCAAGAAAAGAGCTTGAACGGCTTAACGAATTTAATAATAGCAGTAGTGTGTGGTATCATACTGACCGTAAGGGGAACATCATTTCTGATAAGGATGTTCGTAGATACCGTGATGCCGTTCGTAGATACAATGCTGACATCGATGCTTATGAACGCAGTGTGAGTGGAACGAAAATTCCTTTTCTCGGCGACGCTACTGTTGGGGATTGGATTCGGGATTTTCGTCCTAAGAAAACTTATTTGCATGGGGGCTCTAGCTATGCGCTTGAGCGGATGAATGAGGATAAGCGTACGTCGTCTTTTGAGTCTGCGGAGGCTATGCGGGCTAAGACGGAGAAGGTTTTGTATGGGCTTACTGTTAAGGGTAAGCAGGAGAGATTGACGGCGGCGAAGCAGCAGATTGCTTCAATGCTTGACGTTATTGGTGATCCTGAGCTTTATGATATTCTTACCGATATTCCTGATGATGTTCTATGGTTGATGTGGACTGTGAATGACCATTTTTCTAATCAGCTTTCGCTTATGTATGAGGCTGCTAAAGAGGGTTATTATGAACGCAAGAATTCGGGTAAAGATTTGTGGTATGATGACGTCGAGGATGCTAATGCTGAGATCAAGTCGCTTTTGAAAGAAATTAATTCCATTAAGATTAAGCCGGAGGATGATTTCAGTGGGTCGCCAATTAATAAGCGAGCCTCACGCCGCCGGAGGAAGCATTAATATTAGGAAGTCCCACAAGAAGCTCCCTAATTATGTTGCTGATTTTGAAAGTACTACAGATGAAAATGATTGCAGAGTTTGGTCATGGGGGTTGATTCGGGTTGGGAAGCTTGAGGATTACGTTTACGGGGTTTCTCTTAAGGGATTTTTGGATTGTGTGTCTCAGCGTGCGTGTCATGTGTATTTTCATAATCTTGCTTTTGACGGTGTGTTTATCATCGACTTTCTTCTTAAGCACGGTTATTCGTGGGTGAAGGAAAATCCGGGCTTTAGGGAATTTACTTCGCTCATTTCCAGAATGGGCAAGTTTTATTCGATTTCTGTTGTTTTCGAGACTGGCTATAGGGTTGAGTTTCGTGATTCGTACAAGAAATTACCGATGTCGGTTGCAGCGATTGCGAAAGCTTTTAACTTGCATGACCAGAAACTTGAGATTGATTACGACAAGCCCCGCCCGGTTGGTTATATTCCCACTGAACAGGAGAGGCGTTATCAGCGTAATGACGTAGCGATTATTGCTCAGGCGCTTGAGGTTCAGTTTCAGGAGAAGATGACGAAACTTACTGTGGGTGCTGACTCCCTTGCTACATACAAGAGGATGGTGGGGAAGCAGTTCACTAGGCGGTTTCCAATTCTTTCTCCCGAGATCGATAGTGAGGTACGTAAGGCTTATCGCGGGGGTTTCACTTATGCTGATCCTCGTTTTTCGAGGCGTCTTGTTGGCGCTGGTTCCGTGTATGATGTCAATTCATTATATCCTTCAGTGATGCGTTTCTGCTTACTCCCCTACGGGGAACCTGTTTATCGTGAGGGGGCTCCTTCCGGCGATTATCCCCTTTATATTTCTTCTATTACTTTTACAGCGAAGTTGAAGAAATATCATATCCCTTGCATTCAGATTAAAAAGAACCTTTCATTCAATCCTACTGAATATATTTCAGAGATTAAGGAACCGACTACGGTTAATGCAACCAATGTGGACATAGAGCTCTGGCAGAAGCATTATGAGATAAATATTTTATCGTGGAATGGTACATTTGAATTTAGAGGAAGTCATGGTTTCTTTGATAAATATGTTGATTACTTTATGGAGATTAAAAAGACAGCTACGGGCGGGCTCAGACAAATCGCGAAACTGCACTTGAATAGCCTGTACGGCAAGTTCGCAACCAATCCCAACATTACAGGCAAGCGACCTATTATTAAGGATAATGCAGTATCATTAGTTCTCAATGAGACAGAGATGCGCGACCCTGTATACACACCGATGGGAGTTTTCATTACTGCTTACGCTCGTCAGAAAACTATTACTGCCGCGCAAGATAATTTCGATAGTTTCGCCTATGCCGACACAGATTCTTTGCATCTGGTGGGGGTGACGGAACCACCATTAACCCTCAATGTTGATCCGGTTGAGCTTGGCGCCTGGAAGCATGAGAGCACTTTTACTCGTGCCGTTTATGTCCGCGCCAAGCAGTACGCTGAAGAAATTGATGGTGAGCTTGATGTGCACATCGCGGGCTTGCCGCGTAATATTGCCTCACAACTAACCCTGGATGATATGTTGCATGGTGGCCAGTGGAATGGTAAGCTCATACCAACACGAGTACCTGGGGGAGTGGTTCTCAGGGACACAACATTTACACTCAAAATTTGAAAGGAAAATATTATGGCGCGTCCGGTCAGTACTCACAGGGTTTGTCGGTTCCGTATCCCGAAGGCACTTGCCGAGGATATTGAGAATGTTCGTTGGGAGCTTCGTATGGAGACTGACGATCTGGTGAGTGCGGCGATTATTGAGTATATCGCCAACCATGCTCCCAAGCGCGCAGAGTGACTATTGACCCGTTGGGGATTGTGAACCCGTGACAGGGACCCCGATGGAATGACCTCACAAGTTTTAATAGCGCCAGCACGTATTGGGTGATAGAATAGGCCGCACAGTAATGTGTGGCCTATTCGCTTATTTGGAGGCATAATGGCTGACGCCAAAGGGACCGGGAATGCTGCTGAGGACGCTAAGCGCTCCCGTGAACAGATTGAGAAGAATAAGAAAACTAAAGCCCCTAAGGATCAGTTACCTGTAACGGGCGTGGATAACGACAAGCTAGCCGATCCGAAATACCAGCAGGAACGGGCTCAGGAGCTTAATCGTCGTCGATTGAGTATGTCGGACGATCAGAAAAAGGAAGCCGGGGTTCCTAAGGTTGAGGTTTATGATCCTGGCGATAGTGACGGCGATAATAAGGCTGTTTCTCCGTCGGACAGGAATCTTTATGGGGGTGACCCCAATCCTGAGAAGGATGATGAGGACCCTTTTAAGGATACGAAGGCCGCTTGGAAGCATTTGACGGATGTTTTCGGTGAGAAGGTGAGTGCTCTTCAGAATGAGCTTGAGGGGCGCATGGATTCTATGCTTACTCCGACTGAGCGGGAGGTAAATAACCCTTATGCTGGGGATGATGTGCCTGCTTCCAAGGAGATGACTTCCGCTGATGTGCATGAGGCTGTGAATTCGACGGCGAATGATGTTAAGTCTGTGGTGTCGGGTATTGGGGAAATTGGTGGTGCGGCGGCGGAGCTTGGTGGGACTGCCGCTAAGGATGCTGGTCGTGCTACTATTAAGGGGTTGGGGATAGATACGGATGCTGTTAATGACACTGCGAAAACACTTTCCGGATTAACGGGCTTGTTTTCTTCCGGAGATAATCCTAATTCGAAAGTTCCTGACGGGAACTGGAAGCCGAAGTCAATTAACGATCTTTTTAAATAAGGAGTAAAGATTATGCCTAAGCTTCGTGATGATGTGAATAATGTTGATATTCTGAATGCGGTTCGCGCTGATGCGCGCCGCGACTATCAGGAGATGGTTCCCGAGGCGACCAAGGGAAATATTAAGGACACTATTGCGGGAATCATGCAGGATGACATTTCTCGTAACGAATTCCTGCGCGCCCTTGTGAACCGCATTGGTTCCACGCTTGTTCGAGATATTACCTGGAAGAATCCCCTTGCTGTTTTCAAGCAGGGTATGCTTAATTTCGGTGATACGATCGAGGAAGTGCACGTCGACCTGATTAAGCCCACGGTTTATAACGAGGACCGGGATTACCTTGAGGGCGACATCTTCGGGCAGGCGCGCCCGCCTGTGTATTCTGCGTTCCACAAGATTAACCGTAAGGATAAGTTCAAGATCACGGTCAATCATGACGTTATTCGCCGCGCTTTCCTTAGTGATTCCGGTCTCTCTGAGATGCTTTCAGCGATCATGGCTGTGCCTGCGTCTTCGGACGAGTGGGTTGAGTTCATGACGGTGTGCTCACTTTTCCGTGAGTATGAGTCTAAGTGGGGCTTCCACAGGGTGAAGATTCCCGACATGAATGCTCTTGTGTCCGACAAGAACTCTACGGACAGTGCTCTTAAGGCACTCCGTATCATGGCTGATAAGATGCATTATCCCACCCCTGCATACAATAAGTATGGGGTGCATTCATTCGCTCGCCCTGAGGACTTGGTAATCATCACTACCCCTGAATTCAAGGCGAACATTGATGTGACGTCTCTTGCCGCCGCTTTCAACCGCGTTGACGCGGAGGCGCCTTCGCACATTATCACGATCCCGAACGAGTCCCTTCAGCTGGAGGATACGTCCGCCATTCTCACGACGAAGGACTTCCTTCTTATCAAGGATGTGCTCCTTGAGAACCGGAGTATCTCCAACCCTGAGGGTCTTTACGATAACTTCTTCCTCCATCACTGGAGTATTTTGAGTGTTTCCGCGATGGTACCGTCCGTCGCGTTCGGCACGAAGGATAATACGACGATCGTTGTTCCGCCGGAGGAGACGAATTCGGAGATCAATAACATCATTATTCGTGACAAGGCGGGTAATTCTAAGACGATTTTTAAGCCTGGGAGTGTTGCTCAGGCGGAGATCGAATGGAAGACCAAGCCCGCGGGTACTGGTTACGCCGTCGACTGGTATGTGAAGAACGTGAAGAATAAGGGCACAGAGATCGATAATGATGGTGTTCTGACTATTGATGTTGACGAGCCGCCTGCTTACATCCGTGTGGGTGTTAACGTGTGGACTAAGGGCGCGGACGGGAATAAGCCCGTGAATAAGGAGATTGACGTTCAGATCAAGGCGTAGTATCCTGTAATCACAGGGAACAGATTGGGTAGCCACCCCACCACTCTTGGGAGTGGTGGGGTGGTCAATTTAATGATTGGTGTTGTGTTTTGTCTCAGATTAATGATTTGCCGGGTGACACTTCGGCGGGTCTTTCTTTTGATTATTCGGTGTGGTCGCCTGGTAGTGTTGTGCGTATGGTGAATGTGCCTTTCGATAATACATATAGGGATATTATCGATTGGGCAGAGTATGGTAACCCTAAGAATTATGTGGAATCGTTTGAGCACTCTCAGACGATCATGCTTGATTCTATGACGTATCTAGCTCAGGGACGTCCGATTCGTATTCCTACTCCATTTTCTAGAGCGGTTCAGTTCAATTATTTGATGGTGACCAACCCAGGTCGCCCCTCTAACGCATTTAGTGAAGATTATCGTCCGACGGTTTTCTTCTATTTCATTACTGACGTTCAGTATTTGAACCCGGGGACCACACAGCTTATCCTTCAGCTCGATGTGTGGACCACCTACTACAGTCGGGTCAAGTTCGGACGCGCCTATCTTGAGCGTGGTCATATGGGGATCGCCGCGAAAAACAGTTTCGAAGAGTATGGGCGTAAGTGGCTTCAACAGCCCGAGGGGATTGACCTTGGGGGCCAGCATCTTGTAACGCGAGCTTACCGCAAGGTTTTGGGTGATATTGCGAACAAGAACTATGACGTGCTCGTGACGTCGACGATTAAGCTTGACGCACCGTACGGTGATAAGCAGAATCCCAGTGTCTCTATGGCTACTGGTTCGGCCCTTGAGGGTTTGCCGAATGCGGTTGACATTTGGGCGACGACGGCTGATGGGTTTTTCGCCGGGATGGAATACTTGTCGTCTTATCCTTGGATTTCGCAGGGCATTGGGTCTGTGTATCTCGTGCCTAAGGGGTTGTTTGGGGATGAGAGCACGCGCTCCGTCGTTCTCGGCAATGGATCGTGGCGCTCACCGAAGTCGATTAACAATAAGAAGACTTTTTACATGACTCATGAGAATTTCCGTGAAGTGTGTATGCGTATGCTTTCACCGGATTTCGCTGAACTCAAGAAGTTCATGACTTCACCTTATTGCATTCTCGAGTTCACTACATACACAGGGAACCCTCTTGAGGTTGCTCCTGAATCTATAGATTCTGAGAAAATCGGTGCTACGATGTGGGCGCATATCGCCCCGCCCAACCCTCAGATTCTTTTCTCCATCAACTGGCACAATCATCTTGAGGGCGCGGACGTCATCAACGTCGATCAGTCGACGTGGACGGGGATCAGCGGAGAAGAGTTTGACGCGACTACGGGCTATCAAAGTTTGCCGACTTTTGCTGTGCTTAATAACTCTGCGCTCAACAATCTCGCTAGCAATGCTCATACCATCGCACAGCAATACAATGGTGCGCGGTGGCAGCAGCGGCGCGCGCAGCGCGCGGCGACCGCCAGCCGAGACATTGCGAATGCTGGGATTGCTGCGACCCAGGCGGGGGCTGAGAACACCATGTGGGGTGCGTCGGCGAGTGCTGATTCTCAGTCGCGGTACAACAACATGCGCGCGACCGTGCAGGCCGTGCAGGGTGGGATGACGGCTCTCGGTGGTATTGTGGGGTTGAACGGTCAGGCCGTTGGGGCTGGCTTGGGTCAGGCGGCGACGGCGGGCGTGAATGCCATGATTTCGAATTCGCAGGCTCAGTCGCAGGCGCACATTCAGAATCAGTTGACTTCGGGGGCGTCGCAGATTTCGCAGACTCAGCAACGGGCTGTTCGGGATACGAATTACGAGCTAGCACAGTTCTCTGCTAATGGGGATTATGAGAACGCGGTGGCATCTATTAATGCGCAGGTTCAGGATAGTCAGGTCATTCCCCCGTCGGTGATCGGTCAGACTCAGGGTACGATCACGCCGATGGCGGCGTATGGCCTGCATTTGGATTGTCGTGTGAGACAGGTGTCACGTAATGCGATGACGCGTCTTGGTGAGTATTGGTTGCGTTACGGGTATGCGATGAATACGTGGGTGAGGATTTCTTATCTTTCACTTATGTCGCACTTCACATATTGGAAACTTACAGAATGTTATCTTGAGCGGGCAGACATGCCTGAAACTTTTAAAGGGACTATCCGGGGGATTTTCGAGAAGGGTGTGACTGTGTGGAAGTCTCCTGGTATGATTGGAACTGCAAACGTGCGTAAGAACCGTATTGATAGGAATAAGGTGGTGTGGTTGGGTGAGCAAGCGGGTTGACTTCGTCAAACAGGCGTTCTATGACAAGCCGGGTAGCCTTACAGGGTCGACGTCGGAGATTCGCCAGACCCAGTTGCAGCACATGTATTGGTCCCAAATGCGGGGCAAGTGTATGTCGCGCTTTACGTGGGAGGGGTTGCCCAACGGTATTGATCCGCGATTCATTGAGTCCACTCTGTTGGATAATGGTTTCGCTATTTTCTACTACGACACATTCTTTGAAATGTTTATGTGTATGCCTGCTACGCAGACGGGCATCCTGGATATTCAGGATAACCCGATTTCATTCCGTGTTACTCGCAATGGGGTTTACTCGCGTGAGGTTGGAATCGATGAGTGTGTGGTGATCTGGGGCAATCAGACCCGCATTCCCGACTCTCAGATCATCAGGGTTTATTCTGAGCGTCTTGCAATTGTAGATCGCACCATCGAAATCGACCTACTAAATGAGAGAAATCCGATGATCGTGGCCTGTAATAACGATCAGCGGAACACGATCGCCAACGTCATGAGTAAAATCTATGACGGCGAACCTGTTGTTTGGGGGACCGAGAATCTCGCGATGGAGAATCTCGCTCAAACGATCGGAGTGTTCCCCCTGAACCAGAATGCGGGTACAGGCGCAGTTTCCTCCATTAAGCATATGGAATCGAAGACGCGCATTTGGGGTGAAGCGCTCACAATGCTCGGAATTATGAATATTGACTCTGACAAGAGGGAGCGAATGGTGGTTGCAGAAGCGGGGGCCAACACAGGTCAAGTCCTCGCGTCGCGCGAACAGTTCATGAAGCCTAGGGAGCTTGCATGTGAGCAGATCAACCGTATGTTCCCCGGGCTTGAGGTGTCGTGCACGTGGGCCATCGAGGATAACGCCAACCCCGATATGAACGACTATCTAGCTGCTAATAATCTTCTTCAGAATGGAGGTGAACCGGGTGGCGACGCACACGATCAGGCTTAAAGACGTTGACCGCATCACCAATGGGCATTGGGGGCTGGACAACTACCCGATCTTCAATGAGGAGTACCGCAAGACACTCAATGACCGCATTCGCCGTGAATTCTGGCTGAACGAAATCGGGCATGAGACGATCGACATTTTCATCTGGCGGCTTGAGCTAAAAATGGACCTCATCATGCCCCGATACAACCGAATGTACCTGGCGGAGCTGGAGAACGTCGACCCGCTCGATGGTGGAATCTCTGAGAATAATACCCGCCAGTGGGGGAACAGCAACTCCAACGGCAGCAACACCCAGGCCAGCGACGGATCAGGCTCCACTGGGTCAAAGGGGCGAACAGTCGCTTCAGACACTCCCCAGACCAGGCTGTCTGGGAATTCCGATTATGCGTCATCCATGTCCGACGCAACGAACGAGACAACGAATAAATCCAAATCAACGTCGTCCTCGAACAGTCAAAACCGGAACGAATACGACAACAATCAGAGCAGTCGGTCGAAGCAGCGGGGCAGTAAAGCTCAGATGATCGCTCAGTACCGTTCCACTTTGATTAATGTTGACAATTTCATTATTGAAGAACTCCGGGAGCTCTTCCTTGGAGTGTGGGACGTTGACCGCCCACTAACATACAACCCTATTTACGGAGGATACTATGGCTGACATTAACGACATCATTGGCTCCATTGACCGTGCTCTTTGGCGCGTCCGCGATAGGTCTGTCAACAACATCACTCCTTTCACTTACCGTGATGGGCTTACTTATCTTGAGGTCCTTGAGCGCATTCGCGGGGCCGTAGTTGAGTCTATTGATTACATCGGCAAGTTTGGTGCTGAGCAAGACAAGATCATTAAGGAACTTAATGAGAAGGTCTCCACATTCATCACTGAGATGGAGAAGGTGCATGACGGGTGGAATAAAGAAATTGAGGAGAAGCGCAAAAATGTGCTATCCACCATTGAGGAATTCAAGAGTAGACTAATCGCTGTAGCGCTAACACCTGCTAAGTCTAATCGCTATAACCTGAATAATGCGTTCCTATCTACAACCATGCAAGATGGAACTACGCATTATATGGCTACAGTTAAATTAACGGAAAAGATGGAGGAACGACTTGATGGCGTCAATTCATCTCTAACTAACACAATTAATAGTCTTCCAAATACATATTACAATAAAACATACTTGGACGAATTTTTTGAGCGCATCACAACATTTGACCAAGCAGTCATCATCGGTTCATCCAATGTAACATCTGACGGTGGCGTATGGGCAAAACAGCTGGCCACCGAGTATGGATATAAGCGTGCTCACAATTATGGGATCGGCGGTGGCGCATTTACATCGGCTCAAGGTGCTAGGTTCGATACGCAAATTCAGAATGCGTATAACGGGCTTAATCGGGAGAATTTAAATCAACGTGTTGGTGGTGTGTTCATTATTGACATGCTTAATGACATTAGAGCCATGCACAATATTACCCAAATGGCTGAAGTATGCGCAAATATGATTAAGAATTATTGGCCGAACGCCAAAGTGTTCTGCATCCCTGTAATCTGGAATGACAGCACTCTTAATTCGGGAAAAATGAGTGAGTCTATCCAGGCGCGTACTAGCGAATTTATGTGGGCATTCAACCCCCTTTCTCCCGCCGTCTGTGAAGGTTCGCTCTCATGGTTCCGGGGCGACCCTTCAGTGATTAGAGGAAATAATGAAGTTCATCTTACTGATGAAGGCTACCAACAGGCTAAGCATTATGCATTAGCGTGGCTTAGAGGCGGCACATCATGGAACGATTACGGGTGGCGACCCCTTAACGAATGGGGCACCGATGCCAATGGTTTGAAGAAAGACAGTTTGACCTTAAGGGTTAAACGAGAGCACACTAATGCTTATCTTCGTGGTTGGTTTGAAGTAATTTCCCCTCTGGGCAACGATCATCCTATTTGGAGTATCCCTAAATGGGCTACCCCGTATTCAAACCAATACTTCCAAGGAATGACATCAAACAAAGAATGGAAAACATTCTACGTGAACATCGATTCGCAGTTAGTTACAGCTAACTCAATGCCTGTGGGCACTCAGATATACATCTTCGGTCAGTGGGGAGTATGGTGAGTTGATTAGTCCTCCTGCTACAATAAGGGCAGGAGGGCTAACCTATGGCTTGGGACACTAAAAACAAAAGAATTGCTATTAAAGTAATTGGCACGGTTGAGTCATCACTCAAATACGACGCCATCAACTACAACGATCCAATTACCGTCGGAATCGCGCAATGGTTCGGATCACGCGCCATCAATCTTCTTGACACTATTTTCCGTGTACACCCCGCCGACGCACAGCCCCACGCCAACGGCAGGCTCCGTCAGCAAATGAGACAGTGGGGTAAGGACTCGCCGAACTGGTCGACGTTCTATCTAGGTCGCGATGAAGGAGACGGATGGATTAAACCACTTCTCGCTAAAGCCGCCGCTTTACAGGATAAACAGCTAGTGACAGACCTAGAAGGGTACACAGCAACCGCAAAACAATACGGCCTAGACCACGAATCCAACACCGAGGCCTTCATCATGTGGGCCTGCGCATACCACCAAAGCCCGCGCGAAGCGCTCCGCATTCTCAACCGCAACGGTGGCGCCCTGACCCTAGACCAAATGTATAACGCTATTATGGCCAACGGTGTACTCGGCCGCTACCGTAACCGCTACAACCAGGCACTCTCAATCATCAAATCTGGCGACACCTCAGGCGTCGGATCAACAGCGTTCGACAGCACCGTCACCCCAGGCAACGGCGGCGTCATCACCCAATACGGCAAACAGAATATCGACATTCCCGAAGTGTCAATGACACTCACCGCTGACGATTCCGGCATGCCCGTCATTCGCACCAGTGAGGCCAACGTTTTCATGTACCCAACAGGCGGATACAACACATGGCAGGGACGGCTCCCCAAGCGCTCCGTGCAGATGGATATTCAAAACCAAACATTCATCGTGAACCCCGGCGGAGGCGGCACCCCCGGCGGCGACGGCTCCGCCGGAGCCAAAGCTGTGGAATGGATGAAGTCCAGAATCATGAAATTCAGCTACATGCAGGCACCCGGCAGACTCGACCCCGACAGGTCTGGATTCAGTGATTGCAGTGGCACCATCTGGAGAGCATACAAAGACACATCGGGGCTAGAAGTGGGCACATGGACAGGAGACCAGTATTTCCGCGGGACGGCTGTTATTGAGCGCGGCAGGGGCAATATGACGGCCGCTCAGTTGGCTCTCTGCAAGCCAGGAGACATTATTGTGATGTCCTGGGGTATGGGATACCCTCATACGGATCACGTTGAAATGTTTGTAGACTCCGGTCATACTATTGGGCACGGCGGCCCCGGCAACGGACCACACATTAACCCTATTGGAATGCTCGGCAAAACAGCGTGGTGGACGGTTAGACGACATGGCTAAAAAGAAATTCAGCTACTACAGTTTTTCAAGCGTGCTCTCCTATGGAGGCGTTTTCAATATGGTTATGGGCGCCCGCGGACTCGGTAAAACCTATGGCGCCAAGAAAATCGCCATCAAAAACGCCATCAACAAGGGACAACAGTTCATTTATTTACGGCGTTATAAAACCGAATTGCGGGGACGCGCATCGTTCTTCTCCGACATCGCAGACGAGTTCCCCGAAGAAGAATTTCGCGTAGAAGGACAATTCGCACAACACAAAGTAGGGAAGCGATGGGAAACCATCGGCTACTTCATTCCTCTCTCCACTGCGCAGGCAAACAAGTCGATCGCATATCCTAAGGTGCACACAATTATCTTCGATGAATTCATCATCGATAAGGGGTCGCTACGCTATCTACCTGATGAAGCGAAAATTTTCATGGACTTCTACTCCACCGTAGACAGGTACCAAGACCGCGTGCGCTGTCTTATGCTCTCAAACGCTGTGAGCATCATGAACCCCTACTTCATAAGATTCCACATCGAGCCCAAACAGGGCATTTCACGACATGCTGACGGATTCATCGTCACTGACTTCGTAGACAGTAAACAATTTCAATCCGAAGTTGCACACACGAGATTTGGAAGCTTTATTGTCAATTACGCTGAAGACTACGCCGATTATGCAATAAGTAACGAATTCGCCGACAATTACGATGACTACGTCATGAAGAAAACCGGCAAAGCAAAATACATGTTCTCCCTACGCACAGAACAGGGGAACGTTTCCATATGGATCGATGGTGGCACATGGTTCGCACAGAAAAGACAGCCTAAAGGCCCCTTGGTACAATGGGCCTATAAAGTAAAGGACCTACGAGAAGGCGAAAGGCTGCTTCTATATGGAGACAAGGTGTTGACTATCATGCGTACTACATATCGAAAAGGGCGGCTATTTAGTGACAGTCCCGAAACGCGAAATATGTTCGCAGAAATTTTCGTACGATGATTAACATTCCCATTCAAACCATTGACGTTGCTGTAATACTTGGTGTGACAACTCTAATCGCAATTATCGGGCGTGCTGTGATGCGCGTCACTCGTTTTCTCGACCATCTAAATGCTATGCTAGTAGTGTGGGAGGGGACTGACTCTAAACCAGGCGTCCTCGCCCGACTGGACGACATAGAAGACAAAATCGCTGATATCCAATATCACGTAAAACCAAATCACGGTAATTCTTCTATAGACGCCCAAAACCGACAACTAGCAGAAATCATCGGCTACCTAAGGAGCAAAACAAATGGGTGACTACGAAGCACCACAGCCCCCAACATTCATGGGATCACCACAGTTCCGACTCTGGCTCTACGGAATCTTCTTCGCCATCAGCTTCGCACTCGGAATATTCGGCACCCTAGACGGAAACAAAATCGCCGCACTCAACTTCATCGTAAGCGCCGTACTCGGAGTAGCGGCAGGAAATGTCCCTCGCCAGGAGAAGTAATGTCACGTCTAGATGACTTTCTATGGTGGTGCAATTTCTACTGTAATGGGATAAACGTTCTATACAGTCAAGAAATGCGCCAAGAAGGATTCGATAACCCCGGGTCCCCCACCTACATGGACTGCAGCTCCATGACCATCATCGCCGCACAACAAGCCGGATACCCCACAGGCGGCGCCTGGTACACCGGCGACATGGTCCCCTGCTTCATCAACGCAGGATGGGCCTGCTACAACTATTCATGGGACACCATGCAACCCGGCGACGTCGTCATCCGACCCGCAAACTCATGGCGCGGAGGACACGTCGTCGTCATCGGCTACGAGGACACCTGCTACGAAGCATACTCAGACGATGTCCCCATCGATGAACAAGTCCGACAGACATCGATCTACGAATTCGGAGCAGACTACATCCTCCGACCCCCAGCCGACAACTACACTCAGACACCTGAACCAGAGCCAGAACCTGAATCTGAGCCTGAACCAACACCCACCACAACACTAGACGAAGGACCCCTTATGTTTGTACGTGTAAACTTTGGCGACGCCTACGGATACGCACTCATCCCCTACGGCCTCGGAGCCAGCGGCATCACCCAAGACCAGGCCGACCGCTACTACCGCGCAGGACTCCGACCCGTAGAGGTCTCCGGCGACGACTTCACAGTCCTCGTACAGGAATCATGGCAGCACTTCGCAGCATGCTTCGGAGGACTCGCCACCAAGACCGACGTCACAACCCAAACCAACACCGTCATCGCGGCCGTCCGAGAAAACGCCACCAAGACGGACTGACAAACAGAGAAATAGCCCCAGCTACAATAGTAGCTGGGGCTATTTTATGATGTTATAGCACATCATCAAGATTAGTGCTTCGCGTGACCGTTGATCGAACCATAATCCAATAACCTTCTTCTCTAGTTAAAGTGTACGTCAATCCACAAAACTTAAAATCAACAACCCCTTTAATCTCCATACAAACATCAGGCGATCTCATAAGAGATCGTATAATCTTAGCGGCCGAAATAGGAGAACAATTAAAGTGATATTCCACATCAATAATTAAAATAATCATATCTAGTAATTATCCTTAAATCGATTCAGGGCAATCAGACCATCAATCAAAATATTAATCAAAGCGTCCTCAATAGACTCGCAAACCACAATAGTTCCCGAAGACTGTGTGTAATGAGGCCACCACTCATATGCGTAATCATTAATCAAACGAAACGCAATAGAACCACAATAAAGAATATTCGCACCACCCTCTGTATACTCCTCCTTCATTCCATAAGAACGGAGAATACGTTTAACATCATTCAATTCAATCATTTGACATCCTTTTATCTTCAATCCATTCAATCAACTCTGACTGATTATAAAATTGATATACATGAGACAAATAATATACTTCCCAAGACTTTAAAGACAAACGAATCAATGTAACAAAATGACCATGAATATTGAACCATGCAGAATCCGGTGTAAAACCAAAACGTATCCCCGAACTATAAAAATAATCAACCAAAGCCTTAGAATAAGGTCTACATTTCTTCACTAAAACTCCACCTAGAATCCAGCCATTTAATAACTTCGTACTGCGACTTAAACTCTGTCATAAACCCATAATGCACACAGCGCCAATGACGAAGCCCAAGACGCTGAATAGTGTACTCCTCTCCAGCAATCTCTACAGTAAACTTGTCATCAAATTTACTGAATGAAAAACCCATCAAAATGATGTAATCAACAATATGTCGTGATAGAGGGTTCATTATAGTGCTCCTTACGTTCACCGTGTAAATCTCCAGATAACCAAATAATGTCACTAACACCACCAAAACGCAACCCTAAAGGCGCACGCTCCTCGTGCTCTGCGCCACATAAATAGTCTGTGCACAGATTGTCATTGAATGATAACCACAACTCAAAATGTTAGAACATTTGAACGGGAATTTGTTCTGACAATTGAATGTGTATATTACGTCACAATATTTGACAAACACAATGAAGTATGATCTGTCAAGCTTATTCCATATGACTTACCCCACAAACAGGCCAAAATGGGGTGATTTTAGTCACTCGAAGGGGGGGAAACCACACAAACAAGAGATATT